GAGCTTGTCGGCCAGCGGCGTCACGTTTATCTCTGCTGGGATGTCCCGCGCTTCCTCGGCCGTGCGCAGTCCCTTGAGAATGTCGCCGAACTGGTCACGCAGTAGGAATCCGCGTGCCCGGAATTTGCACATCCGCTTGGGATAGTCGGTCCATGGTCCGGCCTTGCCCCATAGCTTCGCTGCCTTGGCGTCGCCCACCGTGAACGTTTCGCTGGCTGCATCGAATCCGCGGCGCTGCACCGTGACGGTGAAGCCGTGCGTGTCTTTGCCCGGCTCTCCCACCTCGGTCTCCTTGTAGGAGACGAGCAGCCCGCTGGAGCGAACCAGCGCCAGCGCCGCGTCTCCGTAGATCGCCGGGCGACCGTTAATCACGGCCATGTTTTGGAGCGCCGCCATCGGCGTCAGCCCGATCTCCATGCCAAACTGAATGGCGATCATTACCGACTCGGGTTTCTCCATGCCCTTCGGCGCCCAGCCGCTCGCGACAACGGCCCGGGCGAAGCGGAAGGCTTCGTCAATTGATTGGAGCTGCACTCCGTGTTGGCCGAACTGAATCGGCGATTTCGTGGCGGTCTCTGCGACCGCGATCTCGTTTGTTTTTACGTTGTCCATGTTAGTGTATCGTGTGTGTGTTTCGTGTGTCCCGCCGGTCGTCGTTGGCCGGCGGGTTTTCCTTTTGGGGAAATAGTTGCTGGCGTATTTTCGCACCGCCACCAGCGGCGTCGTAGGGTTCTGGTTTACGTCGATACCGGCGACAAAGATCAGAACGGCACGTTCTCGCCGTCGTCTGCCGGCTGCGGCGTGAGCGCGATTGGCGCGCCGCTCTTGCGCTGATGCCACAAGGTGCGGCACGCGTTCTTGAGCAACACGTCGGCCTCGCGTGGCGCAAATGGCGTGCCGTCCTTCTTGAGCTGCTCCGGGCGATCCGCGCCATACCAGAGGAGCTGCTTGTCGCTGAGTGCCGAGAGTGGCGTGTCTTTGTTTTTCCCGAAGTGGATCTGCACGTCGCCGGCGTTCAGGATCTCGACCGCTGGCAGCGGCAGGGTGTCCGGCGTCGCGGTCGGTGCGGAAGCGGTCGTCAGGCTGAGCATTGGCTTCGGCTTTTCGAGAGCGGCGCGAATGGCGCGCAGCTCGGTCAAGAGTTCGAGGTGTTGTTCGGTGGTCATGGAGTTGGCGTTTCGTTTTTTAAAAGCTTGGTCTCGTTCAAAACTGTAAGCATTTTTGCGGCCGTTTGCCCGTCTGTCCCGTCGTGAAAAAATTGCACACCTGCACGGTTGATGATGTCGTTCAACCGATCTGCCTCGGCGCGGATCTGGTCGCGCTCGGCCGCAAGCGCGGTGAGTTCGGCCTCAAGGTCTTGGCAGCGGTGAATCCGCGTCTGCTGTCCCTTCACGAACTCGTGAATGATTTCGGGCGTGCCGCCCCAGAGGTTGAGCACGGACCAGTCGGCGAGTTCAGCCTCGGCTTTCTCGGCGCGGTTGACGATTGCGGTCATACGCTCGCCGAACAAGTGCGCGATCTGGCCCTCGGTAAGCGTGCGGAGGCAGTGAGCGTGCAGGGTGTGCGGGTCTGCAAACGCAGCCTCCGCTTTCTCGGCGCGGGCGATGGCCTTAGAGAGCGGCGTGCCTGTGGCGTGGTTTATTGCACCTTCAAGGTAGCGTATCCTGTCGGCTTGGTTGCCGATCTTCGTTGTCAACCGCTCCACCTCGGCGCGGAGGCGTGACGCTTCGTTGGCGTTGTGCTCGCGCTCCTCTGACATCTTGGCGGCAACGGTTTTCCACCGCTCCACCTCGGCGCGGAGGCGGCGGCGGTCCGCATCGGCACCAAAGCGCAGGCGTTCGGTTTCGGTGAGTTCGCGTTCGAGCTTTTCGCACTCGTCGCGCATTTGGTTTGCAGCGTTGCCGCTCCAAAATTGATTCAACTCGCCCTGAAAGGTTTTTGACCATGCGGCGTCGGTGCGCGGTGTGGGGTGGTTGGGTGGGTTCATTTTGAAAGCGCCTTTACCTTAGCCGCGTAGCCCTTGGTTGCCGCCTTGAGGTGACCGCGAGGTCCGCCGTTGTGCACGCGAGCCAGCACCTCGACGTCGCCCTTGGCCCATGCCTCGGGCGCGTGACGCTTGAGGTAAGCGGTTGCGACGCGCTTCGAGTATTCAAGATCCGCCACGCGGCTGTAGTCGCCGGCAACGCGGCTGTCCGTGTGGTAGCTTTTGTGAATCTGGAGCGGTCCCAGCGCCTTGCCGCCGTCGCCGATAATCGGACCGGTGCGAGCCGATGTCTCGACGAGGTGCAGAGCGCGCCAGAACGAGGCGGGTGGCGCCGCGTGCGCCGTTGCGCAGAGCGCGAGGAAGAGGAGCGAGGATTTCATTTGGTGAGCTTCGAGGCGTTGCGCTTCGCCGCTGCGATCTGCTTCGCCGTGCAGCCCGCGCCGATGCTTTCGGCGAGAGCGATTGCGCGGTCGGCGCGCTGTTGATCGGGTGCGGTGATCGCGAGGATCAGAGCGTGGGTGAGTGCTTCGGTGGTGCTCATTCTGCGAGCGCCTCCTCGATGTTGATTCCGTATTCGGAGACGAGCGCCGCAAAGTCGTTGCAGTTCGAGACCTCCCAGACTGGATCGCCGTTGGTGGCAAACACCAGTTCGTCGCAGACGCTGTAAAGGCTGATGCACCAGTCCTGATTTTCAGAGTGGTCTGGGTGGCGGAACGTCCCGAAGAACTCGGCGTGATTGCAATGAGCTGCGAGATACTCGTTGCGGATGCTGACTGATTGAACGCTGTCGATGCTGATTTTCATTTGGTTGATTGCGCGCCTCGGCGTTAAATCGCTTCGGCTGGCATGAGCAAAACCCTACACATCCGCCCGACGATGTGAAGCCAAATGTGCGCGAAGTATCGCACGCAATCTGTGCGCGTTGATAGGCAACGACTTACGTCTGAACAAAAAACAGACTCAGCGCGGAATCACTACGCGTCCACGGCGTCGGCGAAGACGTTTGATCCAAAGTCGCACGAGACCGGCTCGGCCTTCGCCGCTGCGTAAAGCTGCGCAATCGCCGCGTGCTCGCTCAGCACCGCGTTGCCGAGGTAGAGGTCGAACTTCGCGCCGTCGAGGCGGAGCTTGGCGATGAACGGAGTCAGCGCTTGCTTGCCTGCCTGCGCGGCCTGCGCATCGAGGTAGAGCGCAAACAACGCGACGGCCTCGCGCGTCGAACGATCCCAGCGGTAGGTAATCAGCCGCGTGTAATTTCCCGAGACTCCGCTCGCGAGGGTGATGGTTTTTTGGAAGGCCATAAGATTAGGTGAAGTCGGTGAACTCGACCGAGAAGCGGTAATTGCCTGCGCCGATGTTTGAGCCGTCGATTGTCGAGACGCGGATGACTGCGGTCACGCTGCTGTTGCCCGCTGCGTCGAAATCGTAGGCGGCCGAGATGTTGCCGTCTGATGCGCACTGCGCGATCCCGATGTCGGGCTTCGCGCTGAATCCGCGATTAGTCAGCGATGTTTCAAAAGTTTCCGAAGCCGCACCGCCGGCCAAGGTAGCAACGACCGACTCGGAAAAAATCACGTTGATCTGCCGAGTGCTAGCACCGCCGCCGGTCTTGATGCCGGTCGTGCTCACGTCGTCCGTGTTGAATTGCGAGACCGTTCCGAGCGGTCGCTTGATCAGCGACGGGTCAGCCTGCACGCTGCCGAGCGAGGTCCAGTTCGAGGCGATGCCGCTGCGAGAGATGACGCGAGCAAATCCGAATCCGGCGGTCATTCCCGTGACGTCGTAAAAGGCCACTCGCACGCTGCCATTCGCCGGCATTGCTTGGTCGAATACACTGTTGTTTCCGTCCGCATACCACGACGAACCGTCGGTTGGATCGTTGGTCAAGGCCACCTTTGCCTGCACTCGCGCAATGTCTGTGCTCGCTGAGGCAGTGATCGTCATGCCAACCGCAAACATCGGAATTTTCCCTTGCGAAACTGGCGGTGCAAATTGCCCGTCGATAAATGAAGCCGTCGGTGCCGTCGGCAGGATCGTGTTGCTCGGCGCTGTCAGACTGAGCAGCGGCGACACAAGCGACAACGCACCCGAGAAAGAAATGCCGCGTGCGCCGAATTCGTAAGCCTCGCCGACGGTTAAATCGTCAATCGTGACGGCGTAGGAAATCGCGGAGTTGATTTGATTTCCGATTAGGAAATCGCTCGCGCCCGTGCGCCGGTAGAGGATATCGAGCGCAACGGCCTTGGTCGGCAACGGTGGCGCTGTCAGCGACACTCGCGCAAAGCTTGTGCCGTCCGTGGAAGGATAGACCGTCGTGCTGACCAGCGTCGGAGCGTTTGGCTGATCCGGCGCGCTCGGGTCGATTGGTCCAGCCGTGATGACCGAAGGTGTGGCCTGCACGTAGCTCGTAAAGCCGCTGACGTTCTCAACCGAATCGTAAGCGGTCAGCCAATAGTAATAGGTCGTCCCAATGGTTACGTCCGTGTCCACGAACCGCGACGCGCGAACCTCGGCGATCTTGTCCGTGTTCGCGTTGGCCGGCGTGATTGCCGAGACGTTCCGATAAATGCCATACTCCGAAAAGTCCGGCTCGGTGTTGTCGTTCCAGTCGAGCGAGACGGCCTTGCCGGTGCCGATGGCAGCGCTCAGTCCGGTCGGAATCGCCGGTGCGGTCGTGTCTTTTGCGACGGTGATTGAGCCGCTGAGATAGCTTGTCGAAATCCCAAAATAGCTCTCGCCGTAAATCCGCACGTTGTAGTTCGTGCCGATCTTCACGTCAGACGAAATGAAGTCCTCGGTCTGTGCGCCCTCCACTGTGTTCCACGTCAGGTAGGTCGTGCTCGCGCTTGGCTTGTATTCGATGACGACCGAGCCGCCCGACTGAATAAACTCCGCAGCCGGTGGCGTCCAGCCAACGCGGATCCGCGGCAGGATCGTGCCATCGGCCTGCACGAGTTGAGTCGTCCCGTCCGCTGTCAGCGAAAGGTTCGTTGGCGCGCCGAGCGTGAACGGATCTGGCAACGTCGTGTTCGGCGAGTCCGGCACGGCGATTTCGTCCGAGACGCTCCACGAGTAAACCGAGGACGCGGTCTCGCGAAGCGTCATGTCAATGAACACCTGCGGCGGCGTACCGTCGCTCGCAAAGTTCCACTCCATGACCTCGAAGACCTTCGACGACCAGCCGAGTTTTTCGTTGGTAATCATCACCGTGTCCCCGGCGCGGACCTGCATTGCTTCGAGGCGGAAGCGTGCCGAGAACGTGATTTCCTCGCGAGCGCGGCGCAGTTCAAGAACGGCAAGCCGTTGCGCGCAGCTCGGCGAAGTCGTAAACGGCAGGACCACGTCGCGAAAGAACACGTTGTTATTGTCCGCCGTGACGTACGTGGCCGAGCTGATCGTCGGGAAGTCGGTCACCTGCCAGTTGTTCGTCTCGCTGACATAGACGCCCTTCACCGAG